AAAATAACATTTAGGGGTAAAAAAATGGTGATTCTAATTGTTAACGGTAATTTTTTACTACTTTTTGCGTCAAGAATGGCTTTTATTGCACGGTGAGAAAAATATATTATCTTTGCAATTAAAATTAACTAAATGGCATTTGACGTAAACATATTGAATACAATCAAACTTTTTGGTCAGCAAGGTCAAACGATTGATTCGTTATGCAGTGAAATTGGCATATCATGTTATGAGCTTTCAGAATATAGAAAAAATATTTCTGAACTTGACGAGGCGTTAAAAATCTACGAATATAATTTTAGTAAAATTTCTATTGCTCAGTTGTACAAAAAATCAATTTCAGCAAAACAGTTGAACGTTGCAAAAGATTTATTAATTCAAATGCAAAATGAAAATAATCCATCCGACAACGAGATAATTGTTAAGCGAGTATGATAATAGAAAGGATTGGAAAGTATCTTGATTTTTTCGAGCAAAACAAGAATGAATATATTCTAATTTTGCAAGGGTCGAAAGCATCAGGGAAAACAGCCGATGTGTTAATTCAAAGCGGATTAACATTAATTGAATCACAAAAAAAGATTAGGATTCAATGCTTTTCCGAAAGTCCTAAACAGCAAAACAAAGGATTAAAATATGACTTTGATACGTATTTTGACCCAATGCTTAAAAAATTTAAGCATAATGAAACGCAAAAGACTTATCAATATCGAGGTAGCGAGCTATCATTTGTAAATGTACCAGACAACATTAGAGCTGAAAAAATAGCAAACAGTTTAGGTTCATGCGACATTCGCTATATTAACGAGTGTAATATGTACTCTAACACAACTGCCGAAATTTTAAGAATTAAGAACACGGGTCAAACAATTTACGATTTCAACCCCTGGCGCAAATTTTGGATTAATGACCTAATAACTGATACTAATTTCTTAAAAACTACATGGGCAGATAATCCTTTCTTAACTAAACAACAAATCTCTTTATTCCTGCAATGGACTGAAGAGGGTAAGAAATCCGAAATTGGTTCTTATGCTTATTGGCGCTGGCAAGTAATGTGCGAGGGAAATTATTCTGAAATAACGGGGGAAATCTTCACACCTGAAAACATTCACTTTGCAACTGACAAACCCGAAGGACTTCACAACTTCATTATTTTTGCAGATCCATCAAACGCTAAGGGCGGAGATAATTTTGCATTAACATTAACAGCAACCGACACGTCCGGACACGTTTACTTGATTGATTCATTTTCAAGAAACAAAATTGAGAAAGTTTTAATTGCAGAAAAAATTAAGGAATGGCAAAAAGACTATCCAGTTCAAAGAACGTTGATCGAAACTAACGGGCAAATAGGATTGAAGTTTTACAACGATTGTGTAGGCTCTCAAATTTTAGTCGATGGTTGGTATAGTCGAAGTGATAAATATGAACGTATCATGTCTAACTTTGATGTGATAACGCAAAAGTTAATAATACTTGACACTTTGCAAAACAGGGAATTTGCACGACAAATATATACTTTCAAAATTGATTGTGAACGTGATGACAACATCGACTGTCTTAACAATTCAATAATGGCTTATATTATGCTGTATGGTGAGTTAAAAATTTTATTTTAAAATAGTTTGTTATTCAGAAAATATATTTATATTTGCAACGTAAAAAAATAAAATGAAGATATTCAATTACGAAATCGGTAAAAAAAGAACAGCATCCCAATTTCAACTCGGACGCTCAAATAACCTCATAAGTTCATACGATAGGATGGGCTTGGGATTCACTATTGATGAGTTCAACTTATTTTCACAAGTTAAAGATTATAGAACTGATCTGCTGAATGGAACGAATTGGCGAGTAGTTGATGTTGTCAATGCTGCAAATTTTCAATACATTCAATTTTTTAGGTTATTGCAAAAATATTCGACCGCTATTTTTAATGATTACATTACTTTGGGTTGGGTGATTTTCGCTAAAATTGATGGGCAATTATTTTACATTTCAAGAAACAACTACACAAGAAACGTCGAAAAAGTTACAATATATGGCTATCCAAATGCAGAAGTGTACGAATTTGACGAACCGAATGTATTTTGTGGAGAGCTGTCTATTTTTAACAAATGCAAGCCCTATCAATCTTTATACAATATAGCTTTATCATGTCAGAAAAATGGTATGTATAAAAGTGGATATGTGAATGTTATTAGTCCGAAGTCGGCAACAGGTTTGCCAATGGTTGCAAAGTTAACTGATGTTGAGAAAAAAGCAATGGAAAAAAGTATTTCCGAAAATCATGGAGTTGCAACGGATGAACAAGCTAACTTCTTAATTTTTCAACAGGAAATTAATATAAAGACTATTCTTTTTGATTCGACTAAGCTCGGAATACTCGACACTAAGAACCTTTGCGAGGAATATGTATGTAGTAAATTGGGTGTTCCTTATGTATTACTACCATCAGATGGGCAGACATTCGCTAATTATGAAGAGGCAAATAAAATACTTTACGAAAATCACTCAAAGTATTGCGAATACTTTTGTAACTTTGCAAAAAATGAATTAGGCTTTGCAATAGATTATAAAACAATCGCCGAAGCTGGAAAGGGTATATTATGATAAAAGAGCTTAACATATTCGGTGATATTGTTTCAAGCATTGAAAATAAAGGTGAGGTTTCACCATTGTTAGTTAAGAATGAAATCAATGGACTGAACGCATCCGATGAGTTAATTGTTAACATTGATTGTTACGGAGGTGAAGTATTTGCGGCGGTTGCTATCAGGGCTATCATTAAAAATTTACCTGCAAAGAAAACGTTTAACATATTGGGTATCTGTGCAAGTGCAGCGAATTTATTATTTGATGAGGATGATATAGTTAATATTGCAAAGGGTGCGATGGTTATGAATCACAAACCATCTAGCGGACTAAATGGCAATGCGATTGAGATGAGAAATCAGGCTGAAATGTTAGACAAAATTGAAAACGATATTTTACTTAAAAATTTAGTTGCTCGAACCAAAAAGCCAATTGACGAATTAAGCAAATTAATTTCAAATGAGTGGTGGTTAACAAGTGATGAAGCTATTTTGAATTTAGGTTTTGTCGGATTAAATTCATTTGCAATAATGAATTTAGCAAAAACGAAACAAGAAAATATATTCAAGAACTATCTTGAAAAAAGAAAAACGTTAAATGTTGACGTATTTAAACAATTTACTAATTTTAAAAACAAACTAACAAAATGAAAGAAATTCTATTGAATTTACTTGCGTTAACAATGACGGCATTAACGCAAGGCGGCGGAGAAATTCCTCCAGAACTGCAAAGTGAAATTGATGCTTTAACAACTTCGATTAACGCAATGGGTGAGGGTGCAAATACTGACGAAGGTGCAGACCAAGCGGCAACCGATGCACTTGTGCAACGTGTTTCAGATTTAGCTGAAAAAATTAAGGATGCTTCTGAGAAATCAAAAGTGAGTAACAAAATTACAGATGCTAAAGTAGCGGCTGTAAATGTTGCTATTCGTAATTTTGAAGCAAAACAAAAAAACTTAGGGGCAGGACAATCGAAACCAAAAAATCATAACTTTGATGCTTTGGTTAAAAACAACGGAAAGCTGAGAGTGTTTAACGTTAATAACGGAACTTTCACAAAAACAGTTGAGGAAGAATTTAGTTTTGAACAAAAACTTCGCAACTCTGGATTTTTGGCTGGTATCAAAGAAATGAATCAGGCGGAAGGGACAAACCAAATCATTTGGACTGAGGGTGCACGTGGTGCAAATATTGCGGCAATAATTGCGATCGGACAGGACAAACCTTTCAAAACTAACACGAATGCAAACTCTACACTTGCATTAAGAACTTTGGCTCAAGGTGTTACCGTTCCAGTTCAATTGTTAAAAGCGATTAACGGGGTTCAATCTTTGTACGAAGATGATTTGAAAGGTGATATTGAAGACAAAATCTCTTTGCAAGTTGCAGGAGTTTTGGCAACTGCAAATAATCCTATTGTTACTACCGCAAAAGTTAACAACGGTACCCCGACAATTGCGGACGTTATCGAAGTGGCTTACTGGCAACTTCGCCAATACGCTCAAGGCAAAATGATTCACATTGCAATTTCAAGCGAGCAACAAAAAGCGTTAAATTTGTTGAAAGACAAAAACGAAAACAAAGTCGTGAAAATTGCTTATGCTGATTTGTCAATTGAGAATTTTATCGCAGATGAAACTTATACATCTGACAAACTTTTCGGTTGGGTTGATGCTTTAACAGTTCGCTTCTACAATGATGGACTTTGGGTTGGTTCTGATGAACTGAACGGACGTGGAGTTTCTGGTGACAATTTTAAGAAGAATCAAATTAGCATTTTGGCGGAATATCTTAACGAAGGTATTGTTATTCGTGGAACGGATGTAGTAACATCTCTTTACGATTCAATCGAAGGTGTTATTTCAGATTTAACTCCAGAAGTTGGATAATTTTTTTTTGGGGGAGTACTCGGACTACTCCCCTATTATTAACTAATAAAAAACAATCAAAATGAAAAAAGTAATTTTATTTTTAATTCTTTGCTTTGGATTCATTTCCTTGCAAGCTCAAACAGTTTTGCCAATTGAAAAATATATTTTTTCTTATGTAGGAATTTCAACTGACACAGTTGGTGTTGGAACAACCGTACTTAACAAAGCTATTCAGTTAAATAAATTGGATGGTATTTTTTACAACGCTAAAGTTAAAGTTTCGGATGTTACGGCTGGTGCAACTTGCACAATCGCATTGCAAGGAAAAATTTTTAGTTCAGATACTTATACAACAATAAATACTTATACCTGGTACGGTGGTGGAACTGATACTACTGTTTTGTTCACATCAAACACAAATAAAGTCTATTGGCGGTATCTGAATTTTAAGATAACCAGAACTGCAAACAAGGCGAAACTTACAAGTATTGATTTGTCGATTAAAAAATAAACAAAAAAAAACACAAAGTAATGGCACTTAGTTATGAGGATTTTTTAAAGTCTCCGATTCACATTATAGGAATTGATGAGAGTTATAACGATGAGTTAACATCCATCGAAGACTTTGTTCTTTCTGAAATTGAATATACTGGAGATGTTGAAGATTTAATACCTATTATTCCGTACTTTGTTTTTTTTAAATTTTGCGATGATAGAAGTAGTCAAGTGACGACTTCGGGGGAATCTTATCAGACTGCTGAATTTACATTCGCATCTTTAAAGTCGCAGGTCAGGGCTTGGAATACTGGAGCAAATTTCCTTTTATCTTTATGCACCGAAAAAGTGCAGACGGCAAATGCAAATTATCAATCTAAAATTACATTCATATGATTGAGAAATTATTGATTGGCTTAGGAATAAAATGCGGTACTGTTAAGAATTTCAATACTGCAATTTTGGAAGCTGCACGACAAAACAAGTTGCAAAGTTGGTATTTTTTAACTCCTATCAAAAATAAAGATAATGGTTCTGGTTACATGGAGGCAACTATCAATTTCGCTTACCCAATTTTATCAAATATTCAGGATATTGACGAAGCTTCAGTTCTTAAAAGAATTTCTATCTTTGATGGCGATTTGAAAATGGAGCTTTTAAATACTTTGAAAAAATATGTTAATGTACCAACTTCAACTTTTTCAATTATTCCATTTTGGGCGAATGAAAAAGGGGAAAGGATTGAACGCAAAGATTTTGGAAATATTCGGGTTCATATCATTAACGGAATACTGACTGTAAAATATCGAGAATCATGGTTTAATTGTGAATGCTAAAAAAAAATAATCAAAAAACAAATTTAAAAATAAAAATATTATGGAAAATTGTGGAAATTTTTTAGACTATGCCGAATCAAAATGTGGCGTAGATGTAGGATTTGGGAAACTTATTTTAGTTTATCCTGCAAAAACAAAAATTGCAAAAACAGCTTTAACAGCTGATGCGATTAATGTTGCAATCGTTGCAGGGGAAATTATTGGAGTTATAAAAGGTTGGCATACTGTGGCTGGTGCTCCAGTTGGCGAGGTTTCGGTTGAAAGAATCGCAACTCGTGAAATGAAATTGATTCGTGAAGAAATTGCAGCGGACACTTTAACGTTTGAGCGCACCCTCGCAAATCGTGAAATTATCGGTGATTTAGTAAAAGCAGGTTCTTTGAACTGTCTTTTAATTGATGATCAGGGAAATGTTTACGGTGACAAAGCTCAGGCAGTTGGAGAAATTCAAACAATGCTTATTAACTTCGCTTCAAAAGTTACTTCAAGTTTTCAAACTGATAACAATACTGACCGCACCATTGCGTTAACTGTTCGTTATTTGGTGAAAGATTTGGATTATGTTGCAGCAGAAGTAGCAGCAGAAGAAGTAGTTGTAAAAACTTTGGTTAAAGGATATTTGTCAAGTGTTACAACTTCTACAGCAATCGCAGCAGTATTTGTGATGGCTATCAAAAACAAATCAAATGGCAAAATATTTGATGGTGCAATAGCTTCGGGCGATGTGACTGTAACAGGTGGAAATATTACTTCTACATCTGCTGCTTATGTTGCTGCAACTGGATTGTTAACTATTACTTTGGCTGGAACAGGTTTTGAAGTTGGAACACAAATTTTTAATGTAACAATTTCTGGCTCAGAATGTTACATGAAAGAACTAGTGGTTAGCTTGGGGGAGTAATGGACACCATCACTGGTGGTAAATTCCCTACTGGTGGTGTCGTAAAGTTAAACATTCATAGTAACAAAATCGGGTATATTAAATTTGCCAACGGAACTAAAATTTATGCGGTTGATGGAATTATAGATACGATTTGGTCAGGTGCTGAAATGGGTTGTACTTTTTATATTCAAAAAGGGGTATCTTATATTGATATTGACGAAAATTGCAGTTTGAAAGGGGATATAAAAATTAACAGCACATCATCTGTCTATGCAGCTTTTTGCAATTATTTAACAGGGATAAATGCTCCTTCAGCTCCAAATTTTGGTGTTATTTTTTGTTCTTATTTAACAAGTTTTAGCGCTCCATTATCGACGAACACTTCAACGTATGGCTGCAGCTCTTTAAGTCAACAATCAATTTATAATGCATTCGATAACGCATTTATTTTGTTAAATAATGGATATAATAATGGTGTATTGAATTTTGGCGGAAGTACTCCTGCAATTGATGATACGGAAATTTCTCCAGTTCACTCAATTTCTTATGAGGCGATGGCTGTTATTTTTGCTGCACATGGTTGGAGTATAACTTATAATTCTTAAAATTATGGCAAAGAAAAAAAATGAAACAGCAACCGAAAATCAAAAAGTATTCAGGACGAAAATCTACAGTCCCGAATACTCTGGATTTTTAGACGAGGCACCTCAGGAAGTAATCGACAAAATTAATCCAATAAAAAAAAATGTTGAAATTCCTGAAGCAGAAGTGATTTTGCAAGAAATAGTTTCTGAACAATAAAAATCTAAAAAGGGTTGGTCAAACGACTAGCCCTTTTTTTTAAAACATACAAACATGACTTACACAAAAATCGCATCTGGCACAACTCTAAATATTGTTGCAACAATCCCAAAATCAATAACGGAATATGAGAATATTTTGATGGCAGTTTACACAAATCAAAATACCGCAGTCAAATGTTCGTATGTTGAAAAAGCAGGATTTAACAAAATTGAGGATGGAGATATTGCAACAGAATTAAAAGTTACAATAAATTCTGCTCAAACTGCAAAAATGGACGGGTGTATTTATTACGAAATAAAGTTAGTTGATTCGTTAACACCGTCTGAAAATATTGCGGATTCTTTGCCGATTGATTTAGGTATAAAAATTATTCCAAATGTTTTAAAATCTATATTATGACAATTGATGTAATAGTTAACAATATTGATATTTTGCCTGAAATAAATTCTGCAACTATTGACGTATTAGTTTCGGTTAATGGCGGAGAGTTAAATTTGATTGATAGTATTACTTCAACTGACAATCACATTTTAGTAGATAATACGGACACTAAAAATCCGAGTTTGAGTTTTCAACTAGTCGACAATGAGAATTTATTAACAGATGATGGGCTTGCAAAATTAGACGGAATTGAAGCAGGCGCACAGGTTAACGCAGCTAATACGGTAATCGATGCAAGCTATGTTCATACAGATAACAATTTAACAGACGCATTGGTTTCTGAAATTGGCTCAGCATTACAATCTGAAAGCGATCCAGTTTTTTTAATAAGTCCGGCAGCAAGTATTTCGAGCGGAGATATTGAAAATTGGTCGGAGAAACAGGATGCATTAACTTTTTCGGATAACATTGAAGCTGATAAAGAAAGCACTACGAAAATAAGTGCTATAAAAACGTTTTATGATTGGGCTGTATTAAAATTTCAAGCTGCAAAATCATCGCTCGAGCTATACGTTTCACAAACCGAAAAAGATACATGGAACGGAAAACAGAATGCAGGAAGCTATGAACTTTCAACAAATAAAGGAGAAACAGTAACAGGAAACGAAATAAGTACAACAAAATATTTAAGCATTAAAGGTGTTTACGATTGGGCGACAAATTTGTTTGCAAAACTAAGCGGGGCAACTTTTACTGGCGAAGTTTCGGCGATAAACGGTTTGAAAGTCACTAAAATATATCCGAATGCAGATGGTATGACAGCGGTTCAATTCACAAAAGCGGACAGAACAACGGTTGTTTTTAACATAGACACTTCGGGCGCTCGCCCCATAATCCGAATAGGAACAACATCGGTCGCAGGAAGTTCAACGCCTACCGTTTTTTCATTAGGTGGTTCTTATAGCACCA